GTTAAATGTTTGTTAACATCATACCCCAAAATATACATATTAATTGCAAATGGATTATTTACTTCTGCAATTGAAGTTTTCTTTTGAGAAAGATATTTAACTAATTCGGTTTGTATTTCACTTTTAGTTTTACCTTGCAATCCTTCAACTACTCCTACAAATTCTGCGATATTATTTGGCGATGCTAATATGGATGATGGTGAGTTGTTATCCACTTCTCCATCGGGTGAAACATATACTTTAGCAACACTGCCATATCTTTCTGGCATACTTAATGCTCTTACTATATAATCCTCTCTCGTTACTGCTCTATTTTGCGAACCAAAGGTTGCTAATGCGTTTTGCCTAATTTCTTCTATTGTTTCCGAACCTCTTCCACCAACCGCAGATTCTAAATTTTCAACTGCAATAGATTGTTTCATTTCGGAATACAATGATGGATTATCAATTGATATTAAATCTTCTTCAAATTCAATTTTAGATATTCTCGTTAAATCTTCAGCATTAACATTCGAAGTAATACCACCACCGATTAAATACTTTACAACTAATGTACCATTGGTTGCGTTTGGTGCTACACCAAAAGTATTTGTTTTTAAAAAATTAGATGGGTCTATTCCTTGGTTTAATCTATTTACAGAGTTAGCCAATCCCAATCCTATGTTCTTAGTGTTTGGTAAAATTTGCTCATCATTTAATCTTGTATCACCATTACCAAATTGTATATCCAAAGTATTATCGGAATTTACTTTTGTAGTAAATCTATATGGTACTTTTTGTACTTCTAAAATATAAGGTACTACGGATGATGAATTACTTAACTCACCACCATTTGCTTCAGTATTCGCTTTTTCTATGAAAATACTTTCCTGTGCTAAATATGGTACTTCGTACCATTTGGTTGTACCACCATCAGATACTATGGATGATACTTCAATTATATTATCATCAGTCAATGTTAACTTAGGGTATTCCTGATATGTAGAGAATGAGAATGATTGTTCTCTTTGGGTTGCCGATATTGCTTTTACCTTTTTAGTTAAAAGATAAAACTCTGGCTCTCCAAATTGGTTTCTTCGTTCAACATCTACCTCTCTACCATCCGTTAATGAAAAATCTACAACATCAGTAGTTCTAAAAATTATATTTGAATTTGAATTTGAAGATACTTCCATACCTTCTTTTATTCTAATACAATATGTTTCATCCGGTTTATTATTCTCACCACTTCCAATTGATGGGACTAATTGATAAACAGTTAAAGTTGTTACAGCAGGTGTAGATATTTTTGGCTTATAACCCATAGCTTGTGCTAATGCTACAACGTTTTTACGTTCGGAAGCGTGTACAAGCATTGACTCTTTTAATTGAGTATCTTGATAAAATGATAACACATCCCCTATCGCTGCTGCTTGTTCTATAAACACCATACCAGGCGATGCCTCATTGAAATCCGAATATGTGTTTGGAAAATAAGTTTTAGTATAATCAATAAGATTCTGCTTCAATGTAGCAAAATCTTTACCAACGTAATTTATATTTCTATTACTACCAAAGTTCTTATCTGTGGGTTTTATTGCCATTCTTTTATTTATTTTATGTCTATTGTTACTGAAGAACCAACACTACTGTTTGATTTTAATGAAAATTGTATTTCCAATGCTATTGTGTTTGTATCAATATCATTATCATCATAATCAAATAATATAGTATCTATATTTATGTATGGTAACCATGTATTTACCGCATCTAATATGGTTTCTTCTATTTTTGATTCAATATCTCCCTCTATAATTGGTTCGAATAAAATTTTCCAAATATCACATCCAAACTCCGGCTGCATTAACCTTTCACCTTTTTTTGTTAAGATTAAATTTTGTATATTACTTTTGGCTTGGTTAATCGTAGTAAAATTTACAGCAAACGCACCATTTGAGTTACTTGTTTCATTTATAGAAATTCCAAGTACCTTATAATCGTTTTCCTTTAAATCCGATACGTTATATTTTCCAAGCTCTAATGCCATTATTAAAATCTTTTAACTAATTCCGAATAATTTCGCGTTAATGCTTTTATTGTAGCATCTTGTAAACCATCTCCCGTTGTTTCAAATGTTGGTGTACCTGCTGGCACATCTACATCTCTAAAATCCATAGTTTCCCAATCACTCTCATCAACCCTTAACTCTGGCTTAATCATATCCAATACACTTCCAACCGATTGAGCGCCCTCTTTACGTTGCTCTGCTGAAAATGGTTGTGTCATATTTAAAACTTCGTTTAACATTGGATTTTTTGTATATTCCTTTGTTTGTTGAGGTCTTTGTTGAATTGGTGCTACTGCTTGTTTTTTAATTGGAGCAGATTGCTTTACCTCCGTCATTTCTCTTAATGATGGGGCTGTTGTTTTTCTTTGTGAGTTTAATGTAACCGCACCAGATTTAATTAATTTAGCTAATTCTTCTTTAACTTGTTGTTTAACCTCACGGTTAACAACTTCCTTAATTAAACCTACTAATAATTTTGAATCCATAGTAATGTGTGTATGTTTAGTAATAAATATAAAAAGATTAAATTTAATCGGGCACTTGATATCCTTTCCATTTAACGATGCCTGGAGCAGGTGGCGCTGGTGGTGGGTATTGTGCTATTACAGTATAATTGCCACCTACAGTTGTTAAATGTAATTTTGCGGAATTTATAAATGCGTTTAAAAATTGTTCTGGGTTGTTATTTGGTGGAACTTTGAATGGTGTCCATTTGCCAGGGTTTAATACGATACCCATAGTTGTAGCTATGTTTTTAATGGAGCCGGGTGCAGGTATCATAGGTGGTGGGAAGGGTGACATTTTACCTCCAATCCAATATATAATAACTGCCGGCCCTACTACTTCTAAAAATGTTAAAACTTTAGCTTTTTGAGTTTGTTCTAAAAATCGTATAATAGCTTCTTGCATCAATATAGGATTTCCTTTCATTAAGGGTACTCCATTTATTGGGTCTTTGCCAGTTTTCACAGCTATATCATATGCGAACGTAAATGCTTTAGCAAAATCACTAATACTACGATAGGAGTTATTTTGCATCTGCGGCAATAATGTTTTTTTAAATACTCCCCAAGACATATTATTTACTTAAAAAGTTTTTAGCAGATTGTATAGTTTTTAATTTACTCTTAATAGACATAAATTGAGAAGCATTCGTTGGACCTGGTGAAGATGGACCGGCTGGAGTAAGATACACTTGCTTTGTAATTGCATCAATTAATTCTTCCATAATCTTAACAAGCTCACCGCCCAATACCATTTTCTGAACATCAGCTCCAGCATCACCTGCTCCTTTATCTTTACCTAAAAATATTTTACCATTCTCCGAATTAAGGAATATTTGATTAGCTCCTTCGGAATGAATTGTTACATTCTTTTTGTTGTGTATATAGATTTCTTTTTCAGCATCTATTGAATAATTGCCATCCGTTATAACGCCAGTATTTCCCTTACCAAATATAATAAACTCTTTTGCTTTAGCAGATAAAACTATTCTATCGGAGTTTACAAATAATTGGTCTCCTTTAAAATCAGATGAAGATGGATACCCTTTAAATGCCTTCTTTTCTTTTTTAATTTCTTCTTTAAATGGTACTTTTACTTTGTTTGAAACAATATAAATTGATGTACCATCTTTGTTAATATCCTCTTCAATTAATTCTCCGATTTTTTTATCATCCAATTCTGGGTTTTGTTTATTACGAATGAATATGGATGGCGATGAGGTTTTACCATCTTCGGTTAAATGAAATTCACTAAATCTAATACTATTCCCAACTCTACCACTTAATATAGTATCGCCTTCTTTTGGATTTAGAAATTTAATCTTTTCATTTACTTTATACTTCTTTGCATCCGATTGAGTTTGAGTAGGTTTTTGATTTGGAGTTCCGGTAGCTTTAGTTTCTTTATAATCCTTACTCTTAGATTGAGTTGTATTCTTGCTTACCTCTTTTTCTTTACCTACTTCGGATACTTTATAATCTTCTCTATAATTTGGATAGTGGTTATTCGAATATGGTAACCAAAAGTAATCGTGATTAATTTGAAGTATCAATACTGTTTCTCCCAATATAGGGTAGGTCATATTGTTTTTATCAAATGGAAACGCATATCCTTCTAATGCAATAGAACTTTCTCGTTTGAACTCAACTGCTCCTAAAAATCTAATATCGTTTGCATCAAAGTTTTTATTTTCATTATATACTTTAATATAATCCTTTTCTTTATCCAATGGTTTATCGGATTTAAGATATACTTTTGATACAGCCGCTAAAAACGTTTCAAACTCTGCCATTATATTTTTGATTTAATTTCATCCAATTCTATCTGAATATCAACCAATTTTTCTTCATTCTTTTTATCAATTTCATTTACCGTATCTTCCAATTCGGTAAGTAATTGTGTTTTTTCATGCTCACTTAACCAACCATCTTCACCAATACCCTTAGCTTCAGCTGCTGCTAATCTTTGTGCGATTGTTGCGAGTTTAATTAAATGGTCATCATTCTTAACTGATGTATCTATTAAATCTCTAATGATTGGAGCAAGTACAGTTGCTTCACCAACGTTTTTAATCAACTTACGAAGAGATTCAATCATTTCTGAAATATTCTTCTTTTTGTTTTGTTGATTTTCGTATATATCTTTGAATAACGATGATAGATTTTTACCATCAAATAATTTAAATTCTGCGCTCATATTTGTGTTTTATATACTAATAATTATTTACTTATTAAATAATTCCCTATAACTAAGTAATCCATATCACAATTAAGGAATGTCCAAATTGCTTTTTGTGGGTCATTTGTCATAGTATGTCCTCTTAAATTGAACGATGTGTTTAATAATATAGGAGTACCACTTACTTTTTCAAATTCTTTAAGTAAATTATAATATAGTGGATTTGTTTCTTTTTTAACGGTTTGTATTCTAGCAGAGCCATCAACGTGCGTTACGGATGGTATAGATTTGTAATCGGTTACCTTTACTACTTGATTCATATATGGCACTTCACCTTCTGATATAAAGTATTTACTATAATCTTCAAATGTTACCGATGGAGCAAATGGTCTAAACATCTCTCTCTTTTTGACAACCTTATTAATTCTATCTCTAACATCTGGTAAGTGTGGATTAGCTAATATAGAACGATTACCCAATGCTCTTGCACCAAATTCAGTTCTACCTTGAAACCACCCTATAATATTACCATCATTGATTAATTTTGCAACTTCTTCACACAACATATTACTTGCTTCATAATACATCGCATTTAAACTATTATCTTTATTTCTATTTTTTAGAATAATATCGGTTATTTCTTTATTATTCCATTCAGGTCCTAAATATGGTGATTGAT